CCGTCAATCCGGAAGCTGCGTTCACTGCGACGGCCGCCAGCTTGCGGCGGATGGCCCTGACCGACGTCGTTCGGGGGCCGTCCATCATGCAGGCCCTGGAGCGGGTCGAGGCTGATCTCCGCGACCTGGGCGACCGGCGGACCAGGACTGAGGCATTGGACCGGCTGAGGGGATGGGAGGGCGGTCGGCTGTGAGATTGCATAACCGTCAGATCAAGGCGGCCTTCTGGAATGATCCAGACCTACTGCAGTGGCGCCGGGATATGCGCTGGTTTTACGTCGGCCTCTGGCAATTGGCGGACGATTCAGGCTGTCTTGAAGACAGTCCATTCGCGTTCAAAGTCCACTTATTTGCCTCGCCTCTGGATGAAGACGTCACGACCGAGGTTTTGGCTGGATGGCGGGATCAACTGGTTGAGCTCGGAAAACTGGTGCCGTACATGGCCGCCGGGAAACGGTGCCTTTTCCTTGTGAATTTCCATCGGCACCAGACTCTTGATAACCCGACGCCGCCAAATAAAGCCACCATACCCCTTCCGTCCTGGCTGGAATGGTGCGAGGAGTTCAACGAGGACGGTAAGCGGCAGCGCTACAAATGCCGGTACTTGATCCACGACGAATTGTTGCCATGTAGCCGACTTGTCGGAGACACGTCAGAGACACGTCTGCCGCACGTCGGCCTAGAACTAGGAACCGAAACTATAACCGAAACTAGGAACTTAAAACCAGGAACTAGGAACCAGGGGGGTGTGGGGGGTAAGGTTTTTGACCGGCAGGAAGCATTCTCCTGGTTCTGGGCGGCCTACCCCACGAAAAAGTCTAAAGGCAAGGCCGAGAAAACCTGGGAAAAGATCAAGCCGGACGAGCAGCTTTTCACAGCCATCATGGCAGGGCTGGAGCGGGCCAAGCGTTCCGCATCATGGAAACGGGAAGGTGGCCGCTTTATTCCATACCCATCGACGTGGTTGAACGCCAAAGGCTGGCTAGACGAAGAGGGATCTGCAACTGGAGCAACGCGCCACCAGTCGGGCAACTTCCCAACATCAAGCTGGCCCGGCCCGACCCCATGCCGACCCAACAAATGCCCCGACCAGGACACCAGCGCTGTCCATGGCAACGAGTTCACCGATGAAGACCTGTTCCTCTGACGACTCTTTGCGGCGGCCGTCCTGAGCGCCTATGACCAGGTGGAGGAATCCTTCGCCGCCCATGAATGCGGGTGTCCAGCGCCCGGCGGATCAATCCAGGACCGGAGCGGGACACCGGCCAGATGACGCAACAAATGACCTTACCGGAGGTGGTCTGAGCATGGAAAAGATGATCGCGCTCAAATTGACTAAATGTGAACTCTATCTGACAGAAGCGGAGTTGATAAGCCTTCTGGCGCATGACGCGGAAATCTGGAAGCGGGCAATCCGCAGGGGTAAGTATGAAAAGCGGACCCGCTCAACGGATGCCAGGTCCAAACGGAGGGATGAATGTGAACAACAGGCGGCGCCTTAAAGCCCTGGTGACAAGGAAGACAATAAACTTCGAGCTTGAACGGCGGTGGGTCCAGGCCGTAATACGGTATCCGGATGCCTGCAACGCCATAACCAAGGACCTGGTCGAACACGCGGAAGGACGCGAGACGGTCCATTACGCAGACTGGTACGCAAACAAGCTGCGGGAATACCTAGCTGAGGGTGGCGAGGATGACTTGACGGCGTTCATCGAGTGGTTAGGGAAAGCCCCGGTGGTCCGTGATGAAGGCTTGCCGTAAACCGGCGTCGCAATGCACAGTTTTGCAACGTTGCACTTTGCATCAAGAAAATGGTAGTTCGCGAAGGAGTGATTCAGATGGCTGAGGTGGTCATTGGACGCTGTAAAGTCTGTCACAGCCCCCACCGGGCGCAAATCGAACAATGGGTCAAGCAAGACGGTGTACGCTACCGGGAGGTTGAACGCCGGCTGGCCGAGATGGGTGAGTCGATTTCTAACCCGGCCATCGGCCGACATTTCAGGGAGCACTTCGACGTTCCTGCGGCTGTTCGGGAACAGTATCAGCAATCCCAGGCGGTCATGCAGGAGGCCGTTGAAAAGCGGCTGTCCGACCTGGAGATCCTGGACAGCGTTATCCAGGGCAACCATAGCCTGCACCAGCAGGCCAGGGCGTGGCTCACCGATATTCTGAAACCGCAGGAGGAACCGGCAGAGAGGAGGGTACCACGGCCGCCAATGAGCCTAGTTGCGCTCCACGAGAAAACCGCTGCGGAGATTCGCCAGGCCATGAGGACGAAATTGGAGCTTCTGGGCGACGATCCAGCGTCCAAGCAGGCGGATGCCCTAGACCACCTGACCAACATCCTGCAGGCAGTTTGGGTTGGTGAGGATGTCAGCGAGTAAAGAGGCCGTGGCCACATTTCGGCGCCTGGCGAATGAGCCAGGCCTTTTTGTTCGCAGCGTACTCCATGCCGATCCGGACCCGTGGCAAGACGAGGCCCTGGCCGCCATCGGCCGCCACCCGCGGCTTGCCATCCGCTCCGGTCATGGCGTAGGCAAGACGGCCCTGGAAGCATGGGTCCTGCTGTGGTTTATGTTTACCCGGCCCTTTCCCAAGATCCCGTGTACCGCTCCAACGCGCCAGCAACTCTTTGACGTTCTCTGGCCGGAGGCAGCCAAGTGGATCGAGAACGCGCCGGCCCTGAAAGCGGAGTTTGAGTGGCAGAAGACGCGCATTGTCCGCAAGCAACATGCTTCTCGGTGGTTCGCGGTGGCCAGGACCAGCAACAAGCCGGAAAACTTGGCTGGCTTCCATGAAGACCACATCTTGTTCATCATAGACGAAGCCTCCGGCGTTGCCGATGGGATCTTTGAAGCCATTGAGGGCGCGCTGACCACGGCGGACGCCAAGCTCCTTTTGTGCAGCAACCCAACGAAGAACAGCGGCGTCTTCCACGATGCCTTTTTCAAGGACCGGGCCCTGTACTGGACGAAGCGAGTATCATGCCTGGACAGCCCCCGGGTCACGAAAGAATACGCCGAACGGCTCAAAAGGAAATACCACGAGGACTCCGACGTCTACCGGGTTCGCGTCCTGGGCGAATTTCCAAAGGCCGAGCCTGACACGTTCATCCCTCTGGATATCGTCGAAGCCGCTACCATGCGGGAAATAGAGGCTGATGGCTCCCTGGAGTTGGGCGTTGACGTGGCCCGGTTCGGTGACGATGAGACGGTGATTGCGGCCAGGATTGGGCTGAAGCAAATCCACCAGGAGGCGCACTCGAAGCAGGACACCATGGTCACGAGCGGCCAGGTTCTGGCGGCTGCCAAGAAGCTGATGGCCAAGTACGGCAAGCCCAAATGCGTGGTCAGGATCGATGACGACGGGGTTGGTGGCGCGGTGACCGACCGATGCCGGGAAGTGGTTAAGGAACAGGACCTGGCTATAGAGATTGTTGATTGCCACAACGGGGGGACGGCGACCGACTCTGAGCACTACGAGAACTGGGGCGCTGAGACATGGGCCCACTTGCGGGACCTGCTGCAAGATGAGGAGCCGCAACTGGTTAACGACGATGACTTGGTGGGGCAATTGACCACCCGGAAGTACACCATCACCAGCAAGGGCAAGATCACCCTGGAGCCCAAAAAGGACATGAAGAAGCGGGGCCTGGCGTCGCCTGACCGGGCAGATGCGGTGGTGTTGGCGTTCGCTCCTTCCCGACAAAGAAAGGTTGAGTTTTCGACGATGACGGTTTCCCGGGAAGAACTGCTTGAAAGCATGTACAACACGAGTTTGTTTGACCTGGTGGTCAACCAGGGATATGGGGGGTGATAATGACAACTTTGCTGCCAAAGCATCAAAGGAGGGGTGGAAATGTCAGGTAAACCGCGGTCGATTCCATTCGGCATGTGCGCCGTCCCGGCTACTCCCTTGCGATGGGTTGGCGGTAATCCTTCGCGGGGCAAAGGAACTCGGCATTGCGGACCTGCTCGATGCCGAAGACCGGGCCCAGTTTGAGAAGGCCCTGCAGGAAGCAGAAAACAGTACGAAAGGTGGTGAAGGCCTTGGATCTTAACGAAGAGACTGTCCGTGACTACACCGAAGGCCTGCGGCGCTGGTGCACTATCGGCAAGACCCCAAAACAGGTCGAGGGGATAATCTGGAACGCATTGAAGGGCTCCGGGTGCAATACCCTCCCGGGCTTCGACCGGCACACCTTCAAGCGGCACTTCGCCGCGGCCCGGGACCGGTACCGGAAGATGGCCGTGAAGACCGAGCGCTGCCAGGCTTGTGGGGAAGAGGTTCCGGTGTGCGTCTCATGTGCAGCCTGCAGCCGGCGGGTCTGCCCGGAGTGCTACGCCGGCACGGGCCACCACCCCGCTCACCTGGTCGATAGTCAGCCGCCGAGTTACTGCAAGACCTGCGCCGAAAAGGCCGGACTGAGTGTGAAAGGGGCGATGTAGGTGGGTATGTTGGAGAAAACCTTTGAGGTTGGCGTGGCCATCCGGGCTTACGACTACATGACAGGCCCAATGACTAAGATGAGCGCACAGATGGGAACCATGAGCGCACAAGCTGAGGCCATGCAAGCCAAACTCACCAGCTTGAAGAACATGGCAATGGTGGGGGCCGGCTTGACCGTAGTCGGCGCGGGGCTGGCCTATGGACTGGTCAAGGCTGCTGATGCATACGGCCAACTTCAAGCGTCCATGATGGGCGTCAAGAACGCCCTTGGGCTGACCAATGCCGAGTTCGAGAAGGCCATCAACCTAGCGCAGACTACCGGCATCCCGACTATATTCGCCGCTACCGATGTAGGCGGCATTATGCAGGCAATGGCTACCTCTGGCCTGACAAAACAGGCGGTGTTAAACCCCGATCTTTTGCAGGAGTACGTCAACTTTGCCGACGTGCAAAAGCTCCAAAAGGGTGAAAACGCTCCCGATGTGACAGCGGACGCCGTAAAAATGGCCCACCAGTACCAACTTTACTCAGGGGCCCAGGTCTCCCCGTTTCTTAACCAACTGAATGCCGCGCTGATGCACACGCACGACACGGCCAGCGAGTTCGCCACAACCTTTAAGTACGTCGCAACCACAGGAAAGGTAATGGGCATGAGTTTCCAGGATGCTCTTGCAACCACGGCATGGCTTTCCCGGATGGGCCTTGGCTCCGGCCGGGGTGGAACGAACTTTCAGGATTTCCTTACGCGGAGCATCTACGGCTCCTCCGGCAAGAAGGCCGACGAATCCATGATAGCGGCCGGCTTCGTCCATAACGGGCACTCCGTGTTTGAGAACGCCCAGGGTGCTTTCGTGGGGATCCCGGAATCGGTCAAGATCATGCAGGACTTCAGCAAGCGGTTCCGCGGCGACGCGAATGTGATGGTGCCGCTACTGAAGAACATCTTCGGGCTTCAGGGGGAGCGGGTAGCCATGATAATGGCCAGCCCGGGGGCGGCGGGTCTGTACACAGGAGTACAGCAACAGATGCGAACGTCGCCGACCGTGAACCAGATGCAGGCCGCACAAAATGCAACGTGGGGTGGGCAGACAAAGCAGCTCGTATCTACGCTGCACGACATATTTACGGCGTTCGGCAAGAACGTAGCGCCAGCGCTCTTGCCACTCCTGACCAACCTTAACAAGGTACTGGCGGTGGTCTTGCGTTTTGTCCAAACCCACTCGCCGCTGATGCGATTCATCGTTGTTTTTACTTCGATAGCATCTGCCGCTATGCTTGTCGTCGGGCCACTGATGCTGCTTGGGGCCGGCATCGGATACCTGAAGAACCTGGGGCTGATCGTCACCGTAATCAGGGCTATCGGTACAGCCTTCAGCGGGCTTGTCGGCCCGCTCATTGCCGTTCAGGTAGCCGGCGGGCCTATCCTGTGGGTAATAGAGGGCCTAATCCTCATCGTGGCCGCCCTCTGGCTGGCCTGGCGCAATAACTGGGGAAACATCCGGGGGCATTGGGCGGCCACGGTCAAATGGGTCACGACCGAGTGGGCCATAGTTCAGGAGTTCTTCAGGAATCTCCCGGCCGAGGCCATGCAGTGGGGCGACAGCTTCATCAAGGGCTTCGTCCAGGGCATCGTAAGGCTGGAAAGCTGGCTCAAGACCCAGGTGTCCAACTTCTTCAGGAGCAATGTCGTGGACCCGGTGAAGCATTTCCTGGGGATCAGTTCGCCATCGAGGCTCATGGCCCAGTTCGGCCAATACACGGCCTTGGGCTTCGCTCAGGGCATGACCGGCAACCTGCACTACGTATCGCGGGCGGCCTCGCAAATGGCCGCCGCCGCTATTCCGGGCTCGTCGATGCCAAAGCTCTATGGCGGCCAGCATAACGGAGACATCAACATCATCATCCAGTCCAACCAGGATCCGAAGGCGATAGCTCGGGAGGTAATCAAGGAGTTGGGGCGGACGGGCCGCAAGATATCCTACGGCCGGCCAGCCGAGGTGCTTACGGTCTATTAAGGACGGCGCGGACCCCGGTCCCGGGCTGGAGGACTAAACAAGACCCCCGGTTGCTCGAACGGGCGCCGGGGGTATCTTTTTTTCCCGGGACCGGAAAACGCCGGAAAGAGGAAAATCTTCCTGGCGCCAGAATAACCATGGCAAAAGGAGGGGTTTCTATGGCTAAACGCGCTATTGGCTGGGCGGCAATCCTTGTTTTCCTCATGGTGATTCTGGTTGGGTGCGGGGGCACGCATACCTCGGTATCGACGCCCTCCGCTCCTACCTCTTCCCCGCCATCGCACGCATCGGGAAAATCGGCACAGACGAAGACGGCGCCAACTCCAGCGCCGCCCAAACTTCTATCCCAGAACGAATTAGAGGCCGTCCTGTTATGGACAAACGACCAATTTAACGAGGCCTACGAACGCTTTCAAGGGCTACAACCAGGTACAAATCAGCAAATTAGTGCCGAAGACCCTGGCTGGTTCTCCTTTGAGGGGCAGGAAGCAAGAGCCTTATCGGCAAAAGGCGATGCCGTTGCGCCGCCCCAGGGTGCTGCGTCTGCCGACATTGCAAATGGGATTAACCCAACATGGTGTTTTATTCAATCTGACGTTGCTACAACGACCGATTTTGCCCTTAATGCAGTAAGCGATATGGCAGAATATCTTACTGGCGATGTCAGCCAGGACCAACTTAATTCCGACCTTAGCCAATACCAGAATTATTATCTTATCACCTTAAAAGAGGTTCAATACGGAAAGGTTTACGATAAGTAGACGACTATGTGAAGGTATCGAGCGGGACATGGAACGATAGTCCTCTTTTCTTAAGAGTCTTACGGACAGCGAAGGCCCGGGTACCCCCGGGCCCGCTCCTTAATATCCGGCATGTCTCACGCCAGCGCACGCACACATGACCCCTTTACGGCCTGGTGCCACTTAAAGAACCGACCGCCAGACTGGCGCCCCTTACTATGTAGGTAGGCAATCTTAAAAGCCACAAGCCATGGCTCAACATCGAAGCGCTCACACCATTCTTCCATTTCATGGGGACCGATATCAAAGAAGTCCCAAAAACAATAGTCAGGGATCAAAACATCGGCAGCCCAGCAACGGGCGGCCCGCTCCTCTCTCCAAACATCGCGGCGCAGATCACGCTTTTGATGTGAATCGAGAGTGTAAAACCTCTTGCTGTAAAACAACCGATGATCTGCAACGGGGGGATAAAGGCAATGTCCAATCTCCTCGGCCAAAACGCATTTCTCCTGTCGGGTCCCGCGAATGGATATATCTAGGACAATTAGCCCTTTGGCAGGCCGGGCTACTCCGAGACGCCCGGGGTGCTCATTCTGCAGGTTCTCATACCGTATCTCCAAACGGTAGTAGTGAGCGACGGTCTCCAGGAATCTAAGCACGATACACCCTTCCTTCGCTGTCGATTTCTTGACGGCCCGTTGGCCGCCAGCGGGGTGCCGGGGGACTTCCTTGTCTATCCGGTGACCACCTCCTCGCCATGCGTCCCCTTTATGTCGATATCGGTTATCCCTTGCCGATATTTTAGACCCCCTGTAGATAATCGTCAATACCCCGTATAGATATTTTACGGCCTTGGGTTGCGTATAAATATCGTTCCCTGTTATAATCAAAACGACAGGGGTTATTACACACAGGGAAGGGGAATAAAAAATTGATTAACATCAAGGTGGCCGAACTCATGGGGCGGCACAAGCTGACGAAGAAGGCCCTAGCGGAAAAGACTGGCATCCGGCCCAACACGGTATCCGCCTTGTGGCTGGGCACCGTCAAGCGTATTGAGGTGGGCCAGATGGATAAGCTGTGCGAGGCCTTAGATTGTCAGCCCGGGGACCTTTTTGAGTATCTGCCGGACCAGGGAGCGGAGATATAACCGGACCCTGATGACCCGCTCCCTGGCAAACGGTGGAGGTGGATTTCAGCACTCCCCCCTGCCCCTACCCTTAAAAAGTTTATACACGACCGTCCGGTTATGTACGAAGGAGCTATTGACCCATGTGTGAAGTTGATGTATAATAAGTACAAGAAAAAGTTACCGGGAGGTTGTTCACATGAAAAAGGCCGCCAAGAAAACCACCGGGCAGGCTACCGCTACCCAGGCCGTGGGATATGTCCGGGTCAGTACCACCGAACAAGCCACCGAAGGCGTTTCCCTGGCGGCGCAGGAAGAACGGATTCGCGCATACTGCACCATGGCCGGCCTGGAACTGGTGGCTGTCGTCCGCGACGAAGGCGTGAGCGCCAGCAAAGAACTGGCAACGCGGCCCGGCGGCGCGGAGCTTCTTACCCAGGTCACGGACCGCGGTGTTAAGAACATCGTGGCCCTGAAACTGGACCGGCTTTTCCGGGATGCGGCCGACTGCTTGAACCAGACCCGGGCATGGGACGAAGCTGGCGTCAGCCTCCACTTGATCGACATGGGCGGCACGGCCATCAACACCGGAACCGCTATGGGCCGGTTCTTCATCACCATGGCCGCCGGCTTTGCCGAGTTGGAGCGGAACATGATCGCCGAGCGTACCACCCAGGCACTGGCCCATAAGAAGGCCCACGGCGAAGTTTACGGCCCCACCCCGCTGGGTTTCGACCGGAACGGTGACGCCCTGGTGGAGAACGAGGCCGAGCAGGAAACCGTCAAGCGGATCCTGGACATGAAGGTGGCCGGCGCCTCCATCAACGAGATTGCCCGCCGGCTGACCGCGGAACAGGTTCCCACGAAGAAAGGCGGCAGCAAGTGGTACGCCAGCACCGTCAGCAACGTCCTGAAGAACAGTCTACACGGGAAGGAGGTGGCTTAATTGGCCCCGCTACCCACGAAGCTGTACACCACGGAGCAGGCCGGCAAGTACCTGATTGTTCCGACCGGGACCGTACTTCGGTGGATCAAGGAAGGCAAGCTGCCGGCGTTCAAGCTCGGGAACAACTGGCGCATATCCGAGGAAGCGCTTGAAGAGTTCCTGGCCAGCGGATACACCGGCACGAAGCCAGAACCTAAAGAATAAGGCTGCCGCCTCGCGCGAAGGCCCTCCCTGGCGGCCAGCTCTAGTAGGGCCCCACCAGGCACAGCGAAACACTACTATTTTCGCTGGACTACGGCGCCGATCCGGCCACCGGCCGGCGAAAATTCACAATCTGGCTATGTACGGAGGAATGACATCATGGCATTGAAAAGCACCATTAAACTGGCCGACGCGCCAGACTTCTTCGGTCCCCCAACACTGGCTGAGATCCTCGGGGTGAGCAGGGACGTCGCCTACAACCTCTGCCATGTAGACGGTTTCCCGGTGCTCAGAACCAACACGCGAAAGAAGATCATCTCCAAGGCTGGGCTCATTAAGTGGCTCGAAAAGAACATAGGGTAACAGCGGCGCAGGCGCGGCAGGACGAACCAAACGGGGCCGGCAGGTACGTTGTACCCCTGGCGCCCGGATCGCCCCTCCTGGGGCAAATACGAAGGGGGTTGTCGCGGTGGCACGGAGACGGAGCGGGATTTCGAGCGCCAGGGGCTTGCTCTACGGCCTAGCCCGAATCCTGGGCGACGTGAACGCCGTCCAGAAGGGTACCGTGGACAAGCGGATAGCTCGACGGGCGGTTGGCAGGGCGGCCGGCCGGGTCATGGGGAAACTTTTCAAGTAAGGGGTGAGTTGGATGGCAGGCAAGAGCAAGAAGACAGGCAAACGCGGTAGCGGCGAAGGAAGTGTCTTTCAGCGGAAAGACGGCAGGTGGGCGGCGAAGATCACAACCGGCTTTGACCCGTTGACGGGCAAGCAGATGGTAAAGACTCTATATGCCGATTCCCAGAAGGATGCTATAAAGAAGCGGGAAGATTATCTGGTCGCGGTGAAGACAGGAACCTATACCGATCCGACTAAAGCAACCCTGGAAGACTATACGAATCGCTGGTTAGACCTTTACGTCAAGCCGAAGGTTCGGGAAAGCACGTTCACCAAGTATAAAACCTATGCCAGGGCGAATATCTTCCCCGTTTTAGGCAAGGTGGAGATTCAAAAGATAACGTCGGATATGTTGCAGAACTTCTACAACGAGAAGGCCAAGACCCATTCTAGCAGCACCATCGCCATCCTCCACCAGTTGATTAGCGGATGCCTGAAGCACGCAGTCCGGCAGAAGGTACTTCCCTTCAACCCTGCGGAGTTGACCCAGCGCCCGGCCGTCAAACACAAGGAAGTTATGCCTTTCGATAAGGCCGAGTTGGACAAGTTCCTTGAGACCGCCAAGGACGATTACCTTTACTCGTATTTCTTTACCATGCTCTACACCGGCGTGCGCCGGGGCGAGCTTTGCGCCTTACGGTGGAAGGATGTGAACTTCAAGGCTGGCGTCATTATCGTTCGAGAATCGGTCAACCGGATCGAGACTTACGAGGGGAAAACCAAACTGGCGTTTGCGGGCCCCAAGACAGAAAACTCCAAGCGGGAAATCCCCCTCCCGGCCGAGGTGATCCAGGTATTGAAGGCACACAAGGTAAAACAGAACGAACAGCGGCTTTTCTACGGCGACAAGTATCAGGATAACGACCTCGTATTCGCCAGACCTACGGGGCAGCCGATGGAGCCGCGGAATGTTTTGAAGCGGTTGAAGAACATCCTAAAACGGGCCGGGTTGCGGGAAGAAGTCCGGGTCCACACCATCCGACACACTTTCGGAACCATGCTGGGGCAGGCCCAGGAGCCGGCGAAAAACATACAGGTGCTCATGGGCCACGCCGACATCAGAACCACCATCGGCACCTACTGCCATGCTACCCTTGAGGACAGACGCCGCACCGTTGACCGGCTGGCCGCCCTGATCGGTCAGGGTAAAGCAAGATCCGGGACCTGAAGACCCGGTAGGTGTCAGTTTAGGTGTCAAACCTCTCCCCTACCCTATCTTCAAACCCCGGACCCCTTGATTTTATTGGTCGGAGCGACAGGACTTGAACCTGCGGCCTCTACCACCCCAATTATATGGCGGACCTTCAAGCCATGTTAAGCTAATTCAAGGAAGCCCTATCTGGTGCGGCCCCCAGGGTATCGGGAACCCAACCCGGTACCCTTATTTCTAATCTTTTTTAAGGTGTCATCAGGTCCCGTAGGTGTCAGCCGAGGTGTCAAAGTGTAACTCCTCCCGCTTACGGCGGCGCGGGCCGGCGGCTTTGGCTGGTGTATGGGAGATGCGCTGGCGGAAGGGCAGAGATCCATCCCGGTGGACGAGGCGACCGGGATGAATAAATCTTTTCCAGGGGCATTGACAGGAGAGCCTGGGCGTGGTAAAATCAATTTGGTTGATATAGACACGTCGTGGCGAGATTAAACGGGGGTGATCTATGCCTATGGGGAGCCTTGCGCAGGACTCAACTTTTGACCCGTTCGAGGAGTTCTGGGAGGCAGTGCGCTACAACGCCGACCGGGCGGCCCGAAACGCCAAGCCTCGCCACAAAGGAATCGGGAGGAGTGACCCCAAATTCAGGAATATCGGGGATGTGATTATGAAGCCGGATGAAGTTGTGAAGCGTTTGGACAAACTTGGGGTCAAGACATCCCGGCGTTCACTCCTCCGATGGGAGACGGCCGGATTGATTCCAGAGGCCACGCGGCAGGGCGGTGGTCGGGGCGTTGGCATTGTGGCCGACTATCCAGACGAAACGCCGGCTGAGGCTTACGCCGCATGGCGGTTCATGCACGGTAGTGCTAAGATGACGCCGGAGACTGTGGCAGAAATCAGAAGCAGGGTTCTTACCGGGACCGGACCATCGTGCGAACTATGGAGCGTTCTTTGGCGCGTAAACCGGAGCTTGGCAGAAAAGTTTGATTCCCTGGGGGATACCGGATTAATCATTTGGCAACGCCATCCCGTTTTCGGCGCTCATCCCGGGGAAACCGACGACATACTGATTTATCAAGAGCGGCATTTCAAGGGAAAGGAGGCAAAATACCTTCCCATAAATATTGTCATCAACGACAACGGGGAGATAGTTGAGGTTTTGGCCCAGAATCCGCCCAGATAAGAATAGATACAACTAGGCACAAGCAATAAAAACCATCCTTCGGGTGGTTTTTTTATGCTCAAAATTAAGGAGGTATGAACTATGTCCGTAAGAGCTACCATGAATGTCCCTGACTTTGCGGCTGAAATGGGAATCTCCCGTACCCATGCCTACGCATTGGTCAAGCGGGGAGAAATCGAGTCAATCAGGTTAGGGCAGCGGGTGGTAATTCCCCGGCGCGTGCTGGACGAGCTTTTGGCGAGGCGGGACAGGAGGGATCAATAATGCGTTGTGTGTGTAACCGCATTAACCTCGATCAGGTCAATGATGACTTTTTCGGCCCTGAAACACTGGGCCGCATTATGGGGATCAACTCAACTGCAGCGTATAACCTTGTTAAGCAACCCGGCTTCCCCAAACTGCGCGTCGGACGAAAGTACATCATCGCCAAGGCCGGCCTAATGCGCTGGCTCGAAGAACAAAAGGCCATCTGAAAACGAAAACCCGCCGGGAGCATCGGCGGGCAGCAAGAGAAGGTGAAAAATTGTTATCGTCTTCTATTCTATCGAACGAAATCTGGTCCGTCAATCCGGAAGCTGCGTTCACTGCGACGGCCGCCAGCTTGCGGCGGATGGCCCTGACCGACGTCGTTCGGGGGCCGTCCATCATGCAGGCCCTGGAGCGGGTCGAGGCTGATCTCCGCGACCT